TAGTTTTCATTTGGCAAGAATTATTTTTGGAGCGGGTGAATGGGATTCGAACCCATGCCTCTATTCTGGACGAATAGTGTACTTACCAGTTATACTATACCCGCTTAATAATAATAACATATCTATTTAAAATGTCAACACCCTTCTCATGTTACATCTACCAACTTACTAAAGTTTTGAATTTTCTCAAATTTAACAATATGTGCGAACTTATCAAACAGGACATCACCTTTATGGGAAATAACAAACACATTCTCATCTTTAAATGTGTTTAATATCTTTAAAAAATCATCTGTTCCAGTTGTATCTAATGAACTATCAAATATCTCATCAAGAAGTAAAAGATTCGTGTTTGTAGAATTCTTCATTTTAGCAATCGCTCTCCATGTGAACAGCAATGATAAGTCAATTCTCATTTTCTCCCCTTCACTGAAAGAGTAATATTTAAACTCATCACGATATCTTGATTTAATAACTTCATTGAAGTTTTCATCTATAGTAAAATTAATAAAGAAATCCATTGAAGATAGATACCCATTTATTAGTTTATTCATTACAGGAAGATATCTTTTAATAATCTTGGTTTTGATACCAGTATCTTGTAACATATTTCTTACAACAGTATTATAATGTTTATCTTCAATTAAATCTGCTTTTCTTTTTCCAAAGGCAAATAAATCTTCTTGTAGTTGTGTTAGTTCTTTTAATTGTTTTTCTGTAGCATCTTCATCAGTGTATGATTTAATCTCATCTTCATATTCTTTATTAACATTTTCTAGTTCTTCTATTGAAGAATTTAGTTTACCAACCTCAACATCATTCTTTTTAATTTTTTCCAAAATATTTTTTATGATATCAAGTTCCTGTTCATTCGTATCAATATCCTTTTCAATATCTTTTAATCCGAGGATATACTCTTTAAGTTTCTTTGTTCTTAATTCTACTGCTTTAGATTTAAAATCAGAATCAATAACTTGTTCGCATGTAGGACATTCTTCGTTGTTATCAAAAAATTCTACTTCTTTCTTAATCCTTGTTTCTTTTTCAGTTATTGTATTATGAAGTTTGTTTAATTTTTTTAATTTCTTGGCGATAATAGGTTGTTCTTCAATCTGTTTCATAAAATCTACATTCTTTATTTCTAGTTTGTCCACTTTATCTTGTCTTGTTGTAATAGATTTAACATTTTTCTCAATCTTTTTATTATTATCATCAATAATTTTATCTTTGTTGTCTTGTAAATCCTTTAAATGTTTTTGTTGAAGTTCTATTTTCTGTTCGTATAATTTATATTCGTTGTCTATAGAAGTAATATCATTAGTGATATCTTTTAACTTGTTTTTTAATAAAAGATTCATCAACGAAAAGATTTTAATATCCAAGATTTCTTCTACAACTTCTCTACGGTGTGTAGATGATAGTTTCATAAAAGGAACAAATGTAGAAGCGCCCAAGATAACAACTTGGGTAAAAGAACGATAATTCAATTTAAGTATTTGTTGTTCAAGATATTTTTGATAATCTTTAGCAGCTGCATCCTGATTTATCATTGTTCCATTAGAATAAATCTCAAACTTGTTTGGTTTAATACCACGAATAATTTTAAACTTTTGTTGTCCAACAGAAAAATCTACTTGAACTTCGCCATCTCTTTCATTTACAGAATTAACAAGTTGTCCTTTGGTAACTTGACGAAAAGGTCTATTGAATAATCCAAAACAAATTGCGTCAAGAATAGTAGATTTACCAGAACCATTCTCACCCACAATCAATGTTTTTGATTTAGAGTTTAAGTCTACTTCTATAAAGTTATTGCCAGTGGAAAGTATGTTTTTCCACTTGACTTTGTTAAATATTATTGACATCTAAATCACTTGCCTCAATATATAAACTTTTCATTATCTCTTTTAATCTTTTTTTATCTAAATCTGTATCTATATCATCAATATACTTTTCAACCAACGTCATTGTATCTTCTGTGTTCTCCATAATCTCATCACTTATATTCTCGGCATTTATTTCAGAAAAATCTTCTATAATTTTTACTTCATATGCTTCAGAGTCACCTATAAGTCTATCCGTAAACTTATCAAACTTATAAAAATCCTTTTTGTTAACAACAATCACTTTTACATAAGAATCTTTATATTGTGATACATCATGTTTATCATAATCATTCTTCTTGTCATCAAAATAAATCTTTTTATGAATCTTATGTGGATTTTCAATCCTTGTTAGTTCTCTCGTATCTAAATCAAAGACATGAAATCCCTTTGGACATTCGTAATCACTCCATGTCATTTCATATGGAGCTCCAAGATAATAAATCTGTCCATCATCTGATTTACGGTGGTAGTGTCCAGAAAAAACTAATTCAAATCTTTTAAATAAACTTTTATCATAACCTTGTTCTGCGAGATGTCCCTTATGTTGTTCAAACCCACTTATTTCTAAATGTCCAAAACATATATCAGTTTTTGCTTGTTGAAGATAACGAACACACTCTGGATAGTTTTCAGCATTCATCCAAGGCATAAACAATACTGGCACTCCACCAAATTCAATTACTTCTGGTTCTGGATATATGTGGATATTTTCATATTCATCAAATAAAAGATTACAAGAATTTATCTCGTTTGTATTTTTAAAATAAGTATCATGATTTCCTACAAGACAATGAACACTAATGTTTCTTTTTCTTAAAGGTTCTAACCATGTTTCTTTTGTAAAATGTAAAGTATTAAAGTTGACATACTTTCTTCTATCGAACATATCGCCCAAATTTATTATGGTAGTGATATTATGTTCGTCCATATAAGGAAAAAATATTTCCTCATAAAACTTTTTAAAATATTTTACAAACGAAAGGTTGTCGTTTCTTGCACCCATGTGCTGGTCGCCGATTATTGCTATCTTCATAATATTAAATTGTTAGTCAGCGTTACCCATGAATATTTCTAATCCCAAGTTTATTCCTTTTTTCTTTAAAGATTTTTTCTTACTTTTAATCTTGGTCTTAGGTTTATAAACATCTTCTTCCGGCAACATCATATTTTTAAACTCATCAAATGCTGGACTATTATAATCGTTTGTGTCCCCTTTCTGTTTTATATAGGGTTCAAAAACATCTCGTTCCATCATCTTGTTTTTAATATGGGATTGTTTCTTTTCTTTTTGTATCCTTCTCACAAATGCATAATAAATTATTTGTGTAAAATATGCAAATGGGTTGGTTGATTTTTCTGGGTTAAAATTATAACTATATTGTACACAGTTTTCTATTCCATCTGAAATCATTTCATCTCTGTAAGTATAGTTAATAAAGTTGGGGCGATACGATAAATGATTTGCTATCTTCATAAAACATTCGCCAATGTAATTAGAAACAATTGGAACAGGTTTGTTTAAATTTTTCGCAATCCTACATTCCTCTTTCCAATCTTTCATCGCTTGTAGAAACTGTTTGTTATCTACATAATGTTCATCAGTTGTTTTTCTTGATTTTCTTTTTACCATTATATAATATTATACACCATCTTTTTTATCTTGTCAATTGCTTGACAAAAAATATTTTTTGTGTATACTTACCATGTGGGTTCTTCAAATATAAGTTAGTGTACATCATCTTCAGTTTTAACTGTAACATATTCTCTTGTATGTTTCTTCTCTTGATTTTTTAGTTCAACTTCTTTGTGTGTTAAGTTATCATCATCCTTTTTAAATAAAAAGTTTTCATAATATATCATCATTGTATCCGAACACTTTGCAATTGTCATTATGTTTTTTTTACCAACAGTGAACTCTGTTTCGTTAGTGTAAGGATGTAACCATCTATGAAGTGCAATTTGTTCTTTGACTTGTCCTGTTTCTGTCATCTTAGGATAAGCATGAATTTTCATTGGATTAATTAATTTTACTTGTTCTTCATCTATATGATTTAAATCACAAACAATTTCTTCACCATTAAAAAATTTAATTATATAATATGTTGGGAGTTCTTTAGCTAAATCACTCATATACTTATATTTATCTCATTTGTATCTTTTTAATGTTGTATTCGAACTGTTCTTCATTATAAAGATTAATCCTTTCTATAAAGTGTTTTAAAGTAAAATTCTTTCTACTTTTATGTGTTAAATCATCAGCAATATCATAAAGTTTTACATTTTTCTTGTTATCTCCCCTTCTTAATCCCCTACCTATTGATTGTAATACTCTGATTCTACTTTTAGATGGACTAGCGAAAATAACATTGTGTAAATTACGGATATTAATTCCAGTAGAGAATGTTCCATAAGAAGCTACGATAATAGCATTGTTTTCTTTTTCTGTTATTCTTCGGATATCTTCTCTTGTATCTGCACTCGTTCCACCAAATACAAAAAATACTTTTCTGTTTGCAGAAACTTTTTGTTTTATTAAATCATGTAAAGGGTTGCCGTGTTTTTCTACCAATTGAAATAAACATAAAGTATTTCCTTTCGTGGATACAGTTAAATTTGAAATGAATTCATTTCTTTTTTCAGATGTTACTAAGAAATCTATTTCCTGTGCATATTTAAAATCTTTTATATATTTACAATCATCTTCTGAATATTCTAACAACAAACATTTAATATTTAATTCTGCAAGTGTTTTTGAATCCATTAACTCTTTAGTTTTAACAACCCTACTTAAACTTCCAAACAACCCTTCAAGAACTAATCTATGAGTTTGTGAATCATCAAGAGTTCCAGTCAAACCAAAACGATATTTTGCATTAGTTAATTTGGTAAGAATGCTTGTAAGAGATTTTGCTTTATATAAATGTGCTTCATCTCCTATGACACAACCAAATTCATCAAAATATTTTTTCGGCATTTTATATAAAGATTGCCAAGTTGATATCATGACATCATTTATAACTTTTTTATCGTGTCCTTGATATAATTTTTGTAAATAGTTTTCTTTCCATCCGTAATCAAGAAAATCAGAATACATTTGTTCAACGAGACTTGTTGTAGGAACGATTATCAATGATTTTAAATCCATCATTTGATAATAACGAACTAACGCATAGATAATAAGTGATTTACCAGACGCAGTAGGCGATAATAACAATGCACGATTGTTTGAAATCGCATTATGAACTGCATCTACTTGATAATCTCTTACTTCTAAAAGTTTTCCTTTGGATTTTGGTTTGAGAGATTCAATAAAATCTTTTACAACAGGTTTATCTATCTTTCTGGAAGCTTCAACATCATCTGCAATTACGATTTCTATTTCATTGCGTTTGCAAAATTCTTTAATTTGTGGCAATAAACCACAATATATTTCTCCAGTTTGTTGATTAAAAAGTCTAATCTTTCCGTCCCAGAATTTATTACGAACACTCGGCATAAATCTTGAACCTGGAACTTCAAATGTAAAAAAATCTGATAATTCATAAGCGACATTTCGTTCTACATCTAAGTGTAGATAGACTTCATTTATTTTGGTTACAATACATGACTGGAGAGTTGATGACATTTGTTTTCAATCTTAAATTCTAGCGTATTGGAAATCCTTTTGGTGTCCATATTCGCCTCTAAGTATTATATTCCATGCGACACTTATTCTTGGTGTCGTATCTAAATGGGGAGGCACCCAATGTACTACCCAACTTGGGAACACATATCCCTGTCCCTTTTCAGACGGAAAACCAACAAGGTTTCCATTGTCTAAATTTTGTTCAGTTACTCTTGGTAACAAAACTTGTGATTGTTGTTGTCCAATAAAATATTGAATACTGCTTTGTCCTGGCGATTGTGTTATGTAATATACACCCGACCATACATTATTTGAATGTGTATGTGGTGGATGACATTCATATTTTTGTAAGATATTACCCCACATGCTTGTAATTTCAAGTTTGTAACTAGGGTCGTACTTTAACGCATCACAAGCTGCTTGAGTAGCTTCAAGTGCATTATCTGCCAATGCTTTAAATATTTTATTTTTATGCAATTCGGGCTCAGATTGCCAGTTTCCTTTCCTGTCCGAGTCTTCTTTCGATTTCTTATTAAGATATTCCTGCATTTTCTTTTCATTTATACTTTCACCTTTAAATGAAAAAACATTAGTAGGAAATATTCTATAATGTTGTAATTCTTTCATAATAATTTTCTCCTTTACATCAACCAAACCATAACTGTGTATCTTGTTCCTTCCGTAACTGGTTTTACTTCATGTGGATACATAAAGTTAGACGGAAAAACTACACAAGTTCCAGTTTTAGGTTTTTTAACATACAATCCATCACACAAATCAAGTTCACCACCTTTATAATCATCACTCATAAACATTAACATTGTAATGTGTGGAAATCCATATCGTTGACCATGACTATGATGTATGTTATCAATATGTCTGACCATAAATCCACCTGGTGCTGAATAACGATTTAAACGAAAAGGTGTAGAATGTTGTATCACAACATCTGGATAGAGTTCTGAATATTTTTGTAACGCAATTTTAAATCCTGCTAATAAATCGCCATACAATCCACCCTTTTCTTTTCTGTTAATCCATTGTTCGTCCATTCTTACTCGTTCTTCGGTTTTAGACGACAAACCACTATCTGTGCTATATGTACTCTTTTCAAATTCACCAGTTGATTCATAATACTTTATAATTTGATTACAAAGTTTGGGTGACAAGATGTTTGGATATTCTTGAATGTAATCGCCAATTTTTGGTTCTACTTTTTTCGATTCAATTGAATTTTTCTTTGTCATTATATTACTCCCGCTTCAAATTTTTTCCATTCGATTGCATTTTTAATCGTGAATGTACGATTATTTATTGACCGTAAAACCTGTTCAAGATATGTTACGATTGTTTTGTTATAATTTATTTTGTGTTGTAGTTCTATCAAGTCTTTATCACTTTCAAGATAGGTTGGAACATCTGCTTTTAAAACTTTAAACTCAAATGGGGTTTCTTTATAAACTTGTGGTGAAGATTTGCCAGTATAATATTCCCACTTCTCTTTATAAAGTTCTTTATAGTCTGTTTCTGTTTTTCTAAGAACTAATTGGAAACGATTATAATATTTTAAATATTTATTGTGAAGTTCAGGAATTCGTAAAGATTCAATATCTAAGTGGTCAGATTTAATTTTAACATCTTTATCAACTTCTTCCTGTAACGTGTTTAA